GTAAGTATGCGCCTTGTAAGTCTGCGCCTCGTAAGTATGCGCCTCGTAAGTCTGCGCCTCGTAAGTATGCGCCTTGTAAGTCTGCGCCTCGTAAGTATGCGCCTCGTAAGTCTGCGTCTTGTAAGTCTGCGCCTTGTAAGTATGCGCCTCGTAAGTCTGCGTCTTGTAAGTATGCGCCTTGTAAGTATGCGCCTCGTAAGTCTGCGTCTTGTAAGTATGCGCCTTGTAAGTCTGCGCCTTTATTTACGGCTTCTACGACTGTTTTCAGTATGGTATTATCTTCTTTTTTGTATTCAAAAAGAACTTTACCTAATATTGATTTTATTTCTATTTTAATCATGGCTAATAAGTTTAAGTGAATTTAACAAGGGGTTAACGGGCAGACTATCGCCACGATAATCGTGCCCGTTAGTTTTCTCCCTATTTATATTTATATACAATTAACTGCATCTTCGATTAAACTATTTTAATCAATTTGTTTATAAAATCTTTGTCTTTGTCTGCGCTGTCGGAATGTCCCCACCCTCCTCCACAAGTCGATAAAAATTTAATTTCATCTTTCTCGATTTTATAAAATAATTCTATAAACTCGTTTGTTGGATTAAATTTAGCGTGAGTGGCTTGTGGTGGACATTCTTTTATGTCGATTCTTTTTATGGTTTTCATGGCGTTGGTGGTATTAGTTAATTATTCAGTTGCTTTTTTAATTACCTGATGTATTTGATACAACACTTCTCTACGTACAGTTGTATCTGGAATCAAACAATTAAATTGCAGTACATTTTCAAGGGCTTTCAATAATTCCGGTGCTGCTGCTATCAGTTTGGCATTGGCTCTTGCTTCATCTATTTGAGGCGAATCTTCTGTTATATTAATTTCACAGATACGAGTCATCGCATCTTTATTGATTGTTGCGAAATGAATATAATTTCCGAATAATATTTTCCATTCGCCCGCTGTATGCTGAGCTTTATTATAAATGTTATTCACTTTATCCCATTTAATACCGTCTTTTGTGGTATGGGTTATTATGCCTTTGGAATTTCTTTTTACGGTTTTCATGGCGATTGTGGTTTTTTGGGTTAGTTTAAATAAAAGTCTGGTAAATGAATAAATTCACCTTCAATTGAAGTAGTGCAAATACATATATTTAGATTATTCATGGCTGTATTTGTTTTAAGAAGTTAATATAATCCTGTTTATTTAGGCACGATTGCGGAAACTGGCGTGTCATTTTGTAGTCATAAAATAGGCTGCATAATTTCCGGTTATACCATAAAACGGTTGAATTTAATTTTATCTTTTTCATGGCGATTAGTTATTAGTTATGTGAGTTAATATTAATGCAAAAGTTCTACTATTTCATTGAATTTGTCAGTTCCTTTGTCTGCTTGCAAATAAGCCCAAGGCTCTGAATCATTTAATAGTAAGTAATTAATATGATCGTCAAATATCCATTGTACGGTTATCTTTGCACCACTCTTTAGGGTCAAATCTATATTAGTTTTCATGGCTGTAAAGTTTTAAATTATTTTCTTAATTTTTGTGCCATCTCGGCAAGCTCTGCAATGTCGTAATTGTTTTAGTTTTCATGGCGATTAGGTTTAAAAGGTTAATATTAAATAGTTCCGTAAATAACAAATCCGCTTGTTTTTGGTATAACAACGTTTTTAATTACATTAATTTTTTCGGCTGTATTATTAAGTATATTAAGTTTAATAAACATGCTTAATATTTTATTTGCCCAATTACCACAATATGTAAAATTATTGTCTTGGTCAACACTTATATAGCTGCCTTCAAAGTTTGATACTATTTTATATTTGTCCATGGCGATTGTGATTTTAGTTAGTTTAACGTATAATTTGATATTGATCTCTTGGGTCTAAAAACTTAATGCGTTCCCTGAACATGGCTAATATTTCAAGCCTTTTAAAGTGTGTTTTAATGGTTAGGCGATTATTTTTTCAATGATTTTTTTAATCATTTTAATGCTTGTATTGGAATCTCTCATAGCCCACATTTTAGATTCAATTAATGTTTGACTATAACCTCTTTTCATTAGTTCAGTGGCTTGTTTTTTTAATTTTTCTGTGGTTTTCATGGTTGTTAATTTATTAGTGAGTTCGGCGGGCGGTATGCGATACCTTAACCGTATTATGTTATCCCGCCGAATTTATATGTAATAATAGGTTAACGTGTATAGCTCACGATTAAAGATACTCCGATAGGTATCTACCTATAATAATGCTTTAAATGTATTCTAATTCATTCACCTGCGGTACTGGAAACTACTCCTTACTGGCAGGCTCATTGTTATTTAAGTACGGCGAGTATTACCTCTGTTTCCATAGGAAAGCGTTTACGCTATTCAGCCCTTTTGACTGTCCCTCTTTTAGCTCATCTATTTGATTATCGCTATGCCTTTTCTTTACTTGTACTCGCCTTTCGACTTTTCGTTCATTCCTGTTGGCATTCAGTCCCTATTTAACGTCTAACTATGTTAGCACCTCTTTCGGGCTTTAATTTTTATTATCTGAAATAAAGAACGTTTGTATTATTTGTTACATCAAAGATAGGTTGACAATATTAATTGCGCAAATATTATTACATAATTATTTATCTAAAGTTATACAGTTAGGTTAAACAATGGGTTGTTAGAAACTAAAAACACCATATTTTGTGCGTTTCTATTAAAATTAAGCATACATACAAACTCTATGCCACAAATTAAATGCGTTAATATTAAATGTTATAATATTATTGCCTATCTTTGTTTTATGAAACACATTAAAAGATATACATTCGACTTCGGTAGCTTGGAAGTAAAAAAAGCATTACATAAACTTGCCATTGATAATGATATTACATTGGGGGAATTAATACAAGAAGCATTAAAAGAGTGTTATTCTTCAGTAATACAGGAGGCGTTAAAATTAGAGGACAGTAAACTAAAAAAAGAGGAAAATAAAAAATGATCTATAAAATAAGTGAATCAGTTATAACAAAAACAACTCAGGTGCACATACCTAAGTACAAAATAGTAATAGCTAAACTCTTTAATATACCTATTGAGTATAAATATCATTACAGGGCCAATGTAACTATACACAATCAACCCTATATGATACCGGGACAAGTTTACGGTTGTGGTAATGGCATTAAATGGATTGTGCTTTCTTTTGATAACTGGACTGCAAGCATAGAAACAGTTGAACCATGCCAATATATAACAGTAATTAACCCCGTTTTTATGTTATTATTTTCTGCTCATTTAAAATAAATTTGGTAGTTTGATATATTTGTTATAGTTTTGTTGTGTTATTAGGCTTTTGACAGAGTTCTAAATAACAAATAAAAATATTTTGCGGTGTAAAAACCGAATCGGGTAAAACCGAGCAAAGCCCATGCCATGCAAGAACTCTGTCAGGAAACTGGTGGGGTTTTGTGTTTTATATGGTTTATGGGACTTACTAAACAACAACAATTAGAATTATATCGTGCAAATGGAACAGCTGGTTTAACGCTCGGTGTTATGTATGGTATTAAGCGATTAGTTAAGGGCAAAGTAAAGCGTTTAACTAAAAAGCAAAACAGGCGAAAGAATAGGAAAGAGTTAAAACCTCCTAAAATCTTTTATGGGTATAATACCAATAAGTAGTAAGTCAAAGCTACAAACAGACCAAACTTGTAAATAAACATTACTTGGATCAGGCCAAGGCAATCTAATTGCAGAGAATAGTCTTTTGTGGAGGGCTTTTCTTTTTTATTCTCTTTACTATTGTTTTAGTGTTTGTTACTTTTCTGTTCTTTTTTCTTTGGTGGTTCTCGGAAAAATATACACTCAATAATTAACGGTAATTATATATGATTGACAAAAAATATAAGGATTATTTAAATAGTAATGAGTGGGCGCAAATTAGAATTGATTTGTTTAACATTAGGGGTAAAAAATGTGAAGATTGTGGCAATACTAAAAGGTTGCAAATTCATCATTTAACATATAAAAATATATTTAATGAAGAACCGGAAGACTTAAAGATTTTATGTAAAAATTGCCATCAAAAAGAGTATGGATATGTGAAGAATAAAAAGGGCAAATACAAGAAGAAAATATCTTTAGCCCGAAAGGTTAAACTCAAAAAGAAGAAGAAACGCAAAAAACGTTATTGGTAAGCCTCTAATTTGATTAAAAATGAATTGTTCGGGATTATTGGACAACTTAACTATGTATAATGTAATTTAAAAGGGCTAATTTATGTATACGTTCGCTATTTAAGACACTATCTACACTAAAACACACCAAAGTATCAACCAACCCAAAAAATGCAGCTAATGCAATCTACGGACATTTACAAGCTGCCGTCGTAATTTACAAGTAATTACTTATATATTACCTTTTATATACTTGGTAAGTACATCAGTATAAGCAATAATATACCAGTTAATAACTAATAGTAACTATATAACCAGTATAACAAGTATTATATATATATTATAAGTAATTACCAGTAATATACTATTAATTACAAGTATATTAACTCAAAACAATCTACTAAAAAAAAATAAAAGCATAAACCAAATAATATACCCAAATTAATACTATTCAATATCATAAACTATCTAAAAAGATATATTTGTCTCTTCATTTATGCTTCAAACTAATTAAAAATCAATAAGTTAAGAGCAAAAGTAATTTTAGTAAATTAATTATGAATGTTTAATGAAGATTAATCAAATACTTCATATAAATAGGTTTATTTTATTAACAATCAGGTGTTTATGTAGAATATTTTAGGCTTGTCTAAATTTACTGGGATTCAATGAGTTACGTTGTTATGTTCCACGCAATTGTTCCACGACAATTTATTGTCTCAAATGTATATACATACAATGTCAAAACATATACGGCAGGCACATATAATTTAGGCAATCATCTGGCAAGCCAACAAAACAGTATGTACATACATTCAAAACCAAAATAGCTTTCAGACGGAGAGCCTACCATCCCAACCTTTAAAAGAAATTACTTTAACTTTTTTCTTGCTCTGAATTTTAAGACCCCCGGTTATCGGCAGCCGTCCCTAGTGTTTTGGCAGAGTGGGTAGGGGGTATTGTTATTACATCCATATAAATTAATTATAGGAATAGTGATTATGCAGACATAATGTAATTATAGATTATTGGAATATACATCAGTATAAAAATTATTATATTTGTGAATAGGAGTAGTAATTAACTTTTAAAATTTAAAGATATGCAAGATGTAATGGTAGAAATGGCAACTGTTGGTTATCCGACGGTAGCGGTAGGTTTTCCGACGCCGAATGGAGTGTTGGATGTAAGTATTACGGATATTGGGGTTAGTATAGGGGTAGTGTTTGTGGCGGGACAATATTGGATACAGGTAACGAAGGCCGGGCATAATAATTATGTTGGTCGTGATGGTAATCTGAATTTCTTTACTGTGATGCAGGAGTTTAAGGGAGGATGGAATACGGAGTTGGAGGCACTACAAAGTCAGCAGTGGTTTAGATTGTTTAATAGTAATCCGCAGTTGATGGGTAGTTAATATCTTTTTTTTGTTTATGTTGAAGTAAAAGGGAAAAGATTTATTTTTGTATTGGGTGTAAGCCTTTTTTTAATTAGAGAAGTGAGAGGTGCTTGTTAGGTTAGATTGATCTTTATCCTATCGGAGCACCTTTAACTTTTAGGATAAATGTAAAATAATGTTAAAGGAAAAGGGTATATATAATCAGTATGGGATTTATGGTAATCTTGATGATTACGATAGGTATCTGGAAGATAGCTATAGGATGGGTGAGGAGTTGGGTGAAGGCAGGCCATTTGAGGTAGAGGTGAAGATAGTTGGAGGTAGTGTGATTAATTTGTTTGAGGTGGTTAAGGAGAGTTGTATACGTATAGATGTTTTTATTTTTGAGAGGGATGTGGACAGAGAAAAATATTTTCAAGAGTGATATGAAGAAGCTGATAGAACATAGCGTATTTTTGGATCCTTTGGAGAATACGTACTTTGGGGAAGGTGGTAGGAAGTACGATAGGGTGAGTTGGGTATTGGATAGTGTGAAGAATGATTTCAATAAGAATATTATATCGTGGTCTATGGCAAAGAGTCAAATGAGATTGGAGTGTAATGAGAATGATGAAGAGATAACTATACGGCAGGAAAGTATTTTGAAGGGTTGGGAAGAAAAGAATAAACGCAGTACTGACTTTGGTAGTTTTGTGGATGGTGTTATAGAGCAATATTTATTGGATGGGAGTAAGGCGGTAGGGTATGAGAAGATGTTGGATCGGATGCAGGTAGAGATTTTTGGAACTTATAAGAAGGGTTTTTGTCAGCAGGTTTTGTATCTTGATGAGTATAATGTGGCAGGGTGTACTGATTATCTTGGTTATGTAGGTAGGAGTGTTGTTGATATGTACGACTGGAAAACGAGTTTGAGTAAAGGTGAAATAGAATTTTATAGTAAGCGTGGTAAGTATTTAAAGAAGCCGGTAAGTCATTTGAGTGATTGTAGCTATTCACGCTATGCGCTTCAGTTAAGTTCTTATGCCTATATGCTTAAGAGGCAATTTAATTATAAGACACGCAGGATAAATATAGTTTTCATACCGGAGATTAATCCGGAGCTTTATCAGGTGATACCAGCTCCCTTTATGCTATATGAAGCAAAAATGATAATGAAGAGTTATGGTAAGAGCAAAGAGCTTTTTTTATCTGACAATAATCTACAAACATTATAATGTTATTCTCTCTCGACAAATCTAAAAAGGTTATACTAAATAAAGATGCTATTTTGTTGTGTCCTGAGTTTAAGGACCTGACAGAAGACGAATTGCTTTACACAATTATTTTTGTAGATTATCATTCACCTTATCACCAGTTGCCGGAAGAAGAAAGGCAACGCAGGGCAAAGCATCACGTCTGGGGAGATAGCAAATATAAAATAGATAGTGTAGTTATACGTAGTGCTATTGACTGCTATCGTGGTTTGCAGTACGATCATAACAGGGAATTGGTTATTAAGTACAAGGGCAAAATAAAATTATTGTCCGATGCTATGCTCGATGAAACAAAGGCAAAGACTATTAAGGAGATAGATGATGCGATAGAGCGTTTGGGTGATAGGATAGATAAGTTACAGAAACAAATCGATCAGAGTGATGACATAGAACAATTACGTGGTGGAGGTGAACTGACATGGATAGAGAAGTGGCAAAATAACATGCGTGATTTTAAAGCTGCACAGAGTAGACAAGGAATAGTTGAAATAGATTAAAAAGGGGCTGACAGGCTTTTGACAGTATAGGTTCGTTCTTTGGTTAAGGCATCGGCTGTTAATATCCGATTAATAAATTATTTTCACAATTAAATGGCAAAACTAAAAATGTGCCAGTTATCGAAATGATAACCGAAATGAGAGCGGCTGCGTAAGCAGTTTTTGGGAACAGAAGCTCTGTGGTTTGTTAGAACATTAAACTAACTGGTGGAGAGGTTGGTAAATTATCGACCCCGATTTTGGATGGTTAGTAAATCATATCCTAAGCCTTTAAATAAAATCAATTAATTAAATATATTGGACGTGGGTTCGATTCCCACCAGCTCCACAAAATATTATTATGCCATATACACCATTAATAAAAAAGCGTGGTTTTTTCCCCAACGAGATAGCTGTTAATGGTATTCCAGATTACGCAAATTCTACACTCAACCATACCATTGTTGGTACAATGGCCCACGAAGAATGGTGGAAAGAACAACTACATAGAATCCTAAATGGTTACACCACCGGAGGCGTATTCATTCCCGGAAGATATTATTACTACCTGAATTTTATTCTTATCAGCACAGTAGGTCGTGGACTTCACCATCCTGAATTTGTAGATATAGATCTTGAATACTTCAACTTCATAGAGCAAGCAAAAAAAGATAACAAAGGAATTATATGTATCAAGGCAAGGCGTAAAGGTATGAGCGAAAAGAGCAAATCTATTTTAGATTATGGAATACGTTTTTCTAATTCAGGATACAAAGCAGGTATATGCGCCGGGCAAGAAACGTATAGTGAGGAATTATTCGATAAGGTGAAGAAGGTAAATAAAGATTTGCCAAAAGAATTACAAATGCACTATTTAAAAGATAATGCAAAAGAATTGGTTTGTGGATATACAGAAATGACAAATACCGGGGAGGTAAGCAGAGGTAGTCTTAATACTGTTATCTGCGAGACCATGTACAACAACCCGGATATTTTTAAGGGTAATGCGTTCAATGATGTAATATTTGAGGAGGCCGGGCAGTTCGATCACTTGATAGCAGGATATAATGCTACTAAGGCTTGCTTCATGGTAGGAACAAAGATGGTCGGAACTCCGTATCTATACGGCACTGGAGGAGATATAAAATCTTCATCACACGACTTTAGGGATATGTGGCTGGAGGCAGACAATTACGGATTAATGAAGTTTGAAATTATGGGCCCCCGTATGATGGTTGGGTACTTCGGAGGAAGTAAAAATGAGAAGGGCAAATTGGAAGAACACATACCCAATATAAAAAAATTAAAAGATAGCAATAATAATATTAGCGGTTGCGAAGATATACATGAGGCAGAGAAGGTGATAATGGAAACAAGACGAGAACTTGTTAAAGGGCGCAATAAGAAAAAGTATTATGACTATTTACAGAATTATCCATTAACAGACAAGGAAGCATTCTTAACTTTCAGTAGTAATAATTTCGACAGTACTATTTTATCCAATCAAGGATATGCTATTGACAGTTCACCAACAACTCCATACTTAAAATATATTTTGGAGTGGGAAAAGAATGATGATGGAAGTATTAAGACACCATTTAAAGTTAAAGCAAAGATTGCTGATGAATTAGAGCCGGAAGATAATATAATATTTATTCGTCCGGGATATACTCCTGTTTTAGGATACAAGAATTTATATTGTTCTGGGCTTGACAGTTACGATCAGGACAGTTCACAAACAAGTAAATCATTAGGATCTATGGTTGTGTTGATACGTGAACACATGATACCCGGATTGGATAGTATGTCCCCTATTGCCATGATACGTAATCGCCCCAAGCACAAAGAAATATTTTATGAAAATTGTTTGAAACTTTCTATCTATTATAATCTTATAGGAAATACTTTGGTGGATATAGCAAAGGCTGCTGTGATACAATACTACAAAGACAAAGGCTGCCAAAAATATTTAGCACCACGCCCAACAAGTTTTGAAAGTGAAAATTCACAGCAGACCCATGAATTTGGTGTAGCCCTTACTGGACTTAGTAAGCCTCGCATGGTATCATTACTACAAACATTTGTTGCATATAACGGACACAAAATCTGGTTTAAATATCTGATAGATGACTTGCTTAACTACGATCAGTTACAAAAGGATTCCGATTGGGATGCTGCTGATGCTTTAGGTATAGCACTTATGAGGCATACTGATATAAATAAAAAGCCAATAAATTTACAACAGGAAATTTCACAGGACCCTTATGACTTAACAACATATTCAAGAGAGGGAGGACATCTTCGACCAATAGTATCAAAAGAAAAGTTGTCGGAAATCAAAGATCCATTTCTTCGCTTAATAGCACAAGGGAAGATTACATAAATTTTTTGTATATTTATATAGTCGAGTAGTGCCGACTAAAACTTATTAATCGCTTTGCTGAGTAAGGATGCACTACCCTGAAAGGCAAAGCGTTTTTATTTATAAATATTATGAAATTAATTGAATTATCTAAACAAGGGCCAAGTAAAGGAAAATATTTTGCAATGGTTGATGATGAAGACTATGAAAGGTTAAGTAAGTATAATTACCATTTACTTCCAGACGAGAATAATTTATATGCAAGAAGATCTGTTTATGAAGACGATATAAGAAAATATAGCATGATGCACCAAGATATTACTGGTCAAAAAAATACAGATCATAAAAATAAAAATGGACTTGATAATCAAAGGCATAATTTAAGGCCAAGCACTACGAGTCAAAATGCAATGAATAAAAGAAAACAAAAAAATGCTTCATCAAAATATAAAGGTGTTTCTTTAGCAATTAAAAAACGAATAAGAAAAGATGGAAGTTTATATATTTATAAATCATGGAAATGTGGAATAAAGGTTAATGGCATAGCTATTCATTTAGGATCACATAAAACAGAAGAGCATGCTGCGATTGCATATAATAAGGCATGTGAAAAATATTTTGGGGAATTTTGCAGTCCTAATATAATTTAATATTTTTTCGTACTTTTGATAAACTAATTCAAAATTAGATGTCAAGTAGCACTCCTGAGCGGTTCGTTGGAACCCAGATTTACGAACACAAGAATATAGATAAGCAAGAGCAGGTTTGTAAAGACTGCATTGATTACGCAGTTAATAACTATAACGGATACCGCAGAAGGCAGATAAAGAAGATGACATTGCTTATGGATTCCTACAATGGTATTACGGACGCAAGGAATTTCGAGTATTTGAACAGGACATACGGGAAGGAGAATTTAGCCAATTACATAGACTATCGTATGGCACGCCCTAAGATAGATGGATTGGTAGGAGAATTTTTATCACGACCACTTTCGGGAACAGTATATACTATCAACAAGGAAGCCCGTTCACGTAAACTTCAGAACTACGAATTTTTATTAGGCAGACAAGCAGCGCAAGAGCAATTAGAAAAACAAAAACAATTAGTAGGTTACGATGTTTTTGAAGGCATGCCTATGCCGGAAGTTAAACAGGCAGATGGCGCAGATCAAGCTACCGCAAAGCCAGACTTTAATATTAAGGAGCGTAACGAAGTTGTTATGCAAACTTTAATAAAAAACTTTATAGAAAATAATCATTACGGTCAGGATGTAAAAACTCGTTTCGCTTCTAACTATTTAGATGTACTTATCACAGCAGAATGTTTTGGTAAAGTGTCAATAGACAAGGATGGAAATGTGCGGTTCAGAGAAATTGATCCCCGTAATGGTATATGGGAAGAGATTGAACGTGATCCGTTTTTAGGACAAACACCTTATTTGGGAGAAGCTCGTTTGATGTTCATTCACGACATACTTTCTGAATTTGAATTAAGCGATGACCAAAAGAAAAATCTTTATGAGATAAGAGATCGTTGGGATCAAAACGTAAATACATCTTCCGAACAATGGAGGATGAACTATCGGTTAGTAGAAAAGAATTTAGCAGTTATGGTTTATACTTTAGAGTGGTATGCTTTAAAGCCATTCTATACTAAAGTATCAAAGGACCCACGAAATATTGATGCAGAACCTTACCGTCAATCTATATCACTTGACTATTATAATAAAAATTATAGCCAGATACAAAGTGATGTGAATAAAGGAAAATATACAATAGAAACTAAATACAAAAAGATTATCTGGGAAGCAACACGTATAGGTGCAGACATGTACGTTAATATGCGTGAGAAACCGAATATAATTGGCTCTTTAGATAATCCATTTAATACTATGTATTCTTATACTGGCATGCTACTCAATACAAGGGATGGCATACGTATTTCTATTTTAGAATCATTAGAAAATATAAGTAGGATATATAATATTATCATGTTCCAGATCAATAGGGAACTTGCTAAAGCAAAAGGTAAAGTGGTTACATACGATAGAGCATATCTTCCAAAAGGGAAGACCATGAAGGATGTAATGCACAAACTTACCAACGATGGTATTTATGATTATGATTCTTCTGCTGATGGCAATATGAGTGGAACAAGCGTAGAGGTACAGGGCTCTATTCGTGAAATAGATTTAGGTATTTCTTCTAACATGCAAGTACTGCTTACTCTAAAAGTTCAACTTCAGGATATGGCAGACCGTTTGTCTGGAATATCTAACGAAAGACAAGGTGAAATAGCGGCAAGTCAAACATCCGGTAATGCCCAGTTGGCAGTACAGGGATCAAGAAATATTACAGAGCCTCTTAATTATTATTTCGATAGGTATGTAGAAAATATTTTGATACGTGTTGCGGAATATTCTAAGATTACCGTATTTACTCATCCTGATAAATTGGGAATGATAATAGGTGATGATGCGGTAGGATTCTTAAAGATTACAAAAGATATTAGTTACGATGATTACGGATATTATTTAGCTGATAATAGAAAAGAAGAGGAGATTAAAAATCGTATTCGTGGCCTTATGGAATTTGCTCTTAATAGTAAAGAGATGAGAGTACAGGATGCTCTTGGTTTTGAACTTGCAGAAACTATGACAGAAGCGGTTGCTTGCGTTAAGCAAGGATGGAAAGAAGTGCAGACAATGAATCAACAACAACAAGAGGCACAACAACAGGCTCAGGCGCAACAGGCACAACAAGCTCAGGAAGGACAAGCTGGAATGAATGAGAGAATGTTTGAACATCAAAAAGAAATGGAAGTGCAAAAAGGAACAAATAAAATTGCCGCTGAAACGGTGAAGGCGCAGAATCAACATGTGTTAAATTCACAGCAAGCAGCGAATGATTTTATAAAAAATCAAGGTAAGGGAGCGTAAATTTTTTTGCCTTTTTTTTGACTTAAAGTAATCCTTTATATAACCGTTGATAAGTAGTAGTTGTACAGTTAATTAAAAAATTAATATATTTGCATGAATAAGCCACCGAAAAAGAGTTCTTTAACAGAAGATTTAAAAAAGGCTAAAAACGTAGACCTCATAACTCTCCCTCCAAGTATAACCGGGACAAACTGCTCTAACTGCGAATATTTTAAAGATAACTTTTGTATTAACGAAAAAGTTAATCAACCAGTAACTAAAAGAGAATGCTGTGCGCTTTGGGATGCCAAAGGAACTATCAGAGCATGGGAAACAAATAAAAAATAAAAAATTATGGCAGACAAGAAATTACCACCCGCAAAAGCAATGTTGAAATCTATTTTCGACTTTCCAAATACTCTTGTATTGACAGATGCAGAATTACCAGAGATAAAAGATTGGACAGTTGGAGAAGAATATATTGTTCAACTTAAAGTAGAACAAACATCTATCCGTAAAAAAGAAGATGGATCAATGTGTGCTGAATTTAAAATAATTTCTGCAAAAACGGAACATGAAGAATCGGAAGAGAACGGATATGCAGATGGAAGTAAGGTAGAAGCAAAAGAAGGCGGAGGAAAGACCGTATCTGAAGCAACATCCACTAAAGCAACTCCAGAGTCTGATAAGAAAGCTATTATAGACAAGTATGATATGTTAAAAAAGGGGGGTAAAGTAGTAAAAAAGAATGGTGCTAAACCAGTAACTAAAGCTACTTCTACAAAGGTAACGCCAAAATCAGATAAAAAATTTATCGATCAGTACGATATGAATAGTTAGTTTAACCTAAAGCCAAACAAAAATGGAAAAGGAAGAAAGTACCGCTGCCACAGAGCAAGCAAATGAAAATACATCACCAAAAGACAATTTTTCTGGATTTGATGATGTAAATAAAGATTCAAACACTCAAGATTCATTCAAATCGGTAGAAGAAATGCCAAAAGAGGCATCTACTACCAAAGGTTTCGATGAATTAGAAAAAGAATTATCCAATGAGCCTAAAAGTGAACAAAAGGACGAGGAAAAAGAGAAAAAAGATGCAGAAAAAACTCCAGAAACTACTGCTGAAATTAAGAAGGAAGCAAAAAAAGATGACACTGCTGGAAAGGATACAGATATTAGCGAAGAAGATAAGGCTCCAGAACTTGCAATCGATGAAACAAGATTTAAACTTGAAAAATCCGACGAATCAGAAAGCACATGGTCCACTTTAGGCAAAGATTTAGGTATAGAGCTCAAGGAAGACAGTTACGAGGCTTTCAAAGAATCGATAGATACTATTAAACAACAAGCAAGAGAAGAAGGAAAGGCAGAAGCAAGTAAAATAGAGTTAGAAAAGCTAACTCCACAGGCTCAAAAGGCTATTGAATACTTAAATGCTAATCCACAAAATACAATCGAAGATTTTATCAATCCATTAAAAAGAATTGATGAAGTTCTGGTATTAGATAACGAATCTCTTTTGCGTAAAGATTTTGAAGCGAGAGGATGGGAGGCTGACCGGATTGATGAAAAGATGGAAATCCTTAAAGACGAAGGCAAATTAGAAAGTGAAGCCTACGGACTACGCAAAGATTTAGAAAATGTACGTGCAACTACGGAAAGTCAAATAGTAGAAGATGCTAAAAACGAAGCTGCCGCAAGAACTACCATGTTGCAACAGCAATATGAAAAAGAAAGTAAAGAAGTATTAAATATTTTGGCAGAAACCAAAACATTCATGGGTTTTAAAATACCTGACAATGCTCGTCAGTATATACAGAAACAATGGGAATCGGGTGAAGTACGCAAGGCGTTTCAAAGTAACTCGAAAGACGTTGTTGATTTTATGCTGAATAAGTATTTAGGGCAAGATGCTTTAAAAGAGTTGAAGAAAACTTCATTTCAAAAGGGTCGTGATGACATACAAGGTAAGTTACACAACACAAAGGATTTAAGTAATTCTGAAACATCTGGAAGGCGAGAAGTCTCAACCAAAAAAGTCGGTGCTGGTGCATTTGATGCTTGGGAAGAGGTAGATAAGGACAATGCCACAGTTGACAGCAACGGCTATTAAGTATTGTCTAACCTTTTAAAATGTTTAAATAATTATGGGAAAAATTCAAGTGTATGCTGGTAGGTTCGATGAAACCTGCACAGTATCAAGTAACCTTACTGAAAATCAACAAAAGAAACCAGTTATTCGTGATGTGATTCAGTATGCAGAACCTCGTATGCTTTCAACTTTGATCGTATCAGGTGCAAAATCTCCTTGGGATCTTCAAGGAATGAATACACGTAACAAGATTGGCAAAATTCCAGCAGACAAACTGATTGGAGATCATGCTTTCCGTTACAATGTATTAGGTCGTATTCAAAAGAAAACAGTTATTGGTGCTCAAGTGGGTACTTCTGGACTTGATGGTTCTTTCCAACTTTCTTTAAAGGATAATTATATCGTACAAGGTATGATTGTTACTTTTTGGGATGGATTGCAAGCTCGTGTTCAAGGTCTTCCAGCAGGAGGTCCCGGTAATTTCGTTTATAGTTTCCAAACTATCGACAAATCAGTATTTAACTTTGCTGCATCTGTAACTCCACAGTCAGGAGATAAAACATGTTTCGGTCAATTTACTGCTTATAGCGAACGTTCGCTTCGTGGTTTTGGTCGTACTCATTATCCTGACCAATTCATTAACCACTTAGGTATTCAACGTAAGACAGTAGCCCTTTCTGGTTCTGCACTTACTGATGTACTTTGGTATGAATACAATGGTGCTAAAGGATGGATCTTTGAAAAAGAACGTCAAGCACGTATTCAATTTATGATGGAAGATGAGTGGAATAAAATCTTCGGTAAATCAACAATGAGAGATTCTAACAATAACTTGTTAGCTGTTTCTAACGTTATTGATCCTGAAACTGGAGAACAAGTTGTTATCGGTGATGGTATCTTAGAACAAATCAAAGGTGGAAACGAAATGTTCGGTTCTGGCATTGATGGTTCAGCTACTATCGATGACATCTCTGACTTTATGCGTCAATTAGAAAAGAAATCTAATAGCGTATATGGTAAAATGTGGTATGTAGTTACTGGAACTGATGGTTACGGAACACTACAAGATTTGTTTAGAGATTACCGTGTTAATTTCATGGGTGGTCGTACAAATCTTAACCAAAATGCAGGTCAAACACAAACTATCGGAGGAGAAGATATTCCAGTAGGAGGTAACTTCGACGTGTTTAACATTCACGGTAATCAAATCGTTACTGTTAAACATCCAATGTTTGATGATGAAGAGCGTTTTACTCAACGTGGAAGCGATGGTAAATTGCTACAATCATCTATGATGATTTTCCTTGATATGGGTACTGTTGCAGGACGTAGCAACATTGAGATTATGACTAAAGGTGCTTATGGAATTAATCGTTCTATGGTATCAGCATACCTTAATGGTGTAACTGGTGATAACAGAGATGTTGTATCTTCTACTGATGCTATTGAGTTCAATATGCTGAAAGAAGATGGTATCTTCATTTACAATACTATGTCATGTGGTATTATATACAAATCTCCTAACTAAAAAATAGGAGTAGGAAATTGGGGGAGGAGTTGCTAAGCATCTTCCCCCAAAATTCCTTAAATTATTGTTAAACGGATAAGAGGTAGCCCTCTTCATAATTTAAAAAACATAAAAATGAATAATCAATTTTCAGTACCGAGCTTCGCTCCGGTAGAACAAAATCTGGTAGACTTCTCAGACATACAACGCAAAGGAAATGTAATCCTTAAGCCGTTAAGAAGTAAAAAATCAACAGACGGTAAAGAGTTAAATAGTAATCAACTATCCTTCAGAGGATGGAGAAATCCTAATACTGATGTATGGTATGGTATTCCTATTGGTCGTAATGCAGATGGAACATATAAGTTCAAACGCATTATAATTGATGGACACCGACATTACAATTTAGAGATAGAACAAGATGCTAAAGAATGGCATGTTGTAAAACATCATCCTGCTATCTGTGGCGATGGTAACAGAACACGTTTCCACATGTTTGAAGTTATAGATACAGAACGTGATGCTCAATCAAAAGTTGATTCAGTTGTTAAATCTATGGATGCGGTAGCACTTATTAATGCACCTGATATGACTGAAACTAAGATTCGTGATATAGCACGTTTATTTGCTATTGATACTATGAATAATAGTTACATTGTTATCAAACAGATGCTTTATGAGAAGGCTATGAATAAGCCAGATTATTTTATGAGTATGCTTGAAAATGAAGAAGAAAGAGATATTAAAGTTATCATACAGCGTGGTATGGCAACTGGACTTATCCAACTTACTCCTGACAAAGGGTATATGTTTAAGAATACCATTCCTCTTGGAAGTACTGAGGGTGGTATAGTTAATTCCCTTCGCAAGGATAGACAGATGATGGTGTTTATTGATACGGAATCGAAAGAGAAGGATATATTCTATGTTGAAGAAGCCAGAAATGAAAAGAAAGTAGAAACGGCAAAAGAAGCAGCGGTAGAAACCGCTAAAAAAGAAGTCGAAGATAAAAAGAATCCATTAGCTAAAAAAGGATATGCAGAATCTTTTGAAGTTGAATAAATTAATTGCTTGAACAAGAAATAGGCTGACAAGAAATTGTTGGCCTATTTTTTTTACCTTTATAAAAACTTACTATCATGAATATTGTAGAATTAGAAAATAGAATGATGCAATGGGTGGATCGTGCCCGTTCTGCTCGCTTCACAGAGATTGAAAAGGACAATGCTGTTAATACAGCAATAGATCAATTCTTTTATGACAGGTATGATAATATCAAGCAGCATAAAATGTATTCGTTTGAATTTATTCAAAGGGTACGTGATGACCTTCGTACATTAGTAAAGACAGCTCCATTAACTCCCTCAGGCAATTTAGTTACTTACCCATCTGATTACAAACACGAACTCAGCTTTGATACAATAGTTAATGGAATACAAAAAAGTAGTCGTATGGTATCTTATGATGAATATAGAATTATAAAGAGTAATACATTCCAAGAACCCACAATAGAATATCCTGTACACTTTGAAGATCAAAATGGAATCAATGTAGACTTTGGTGGTACTGGTACTTTTAGTAGTGCCATATTAACCTATCTAATTGCTCCTGCAATAGTATTTGTATCTACCGTTCCTATAGTGGCGGGTCCGGCTGTTCTTACTATTGGATTAACATATTATGTTACTACAAATACCGTAACACATAATGCTATTACCTATCAGGTAGGACAGACATTTATTGCAGTTAATACTGCACTAACAGGTATTGGTACTGTAATTAATATAGTTAATACTGATTTGCCAGTAAGCACTCATGAGGAATTAGCTAAATTGGCTGCGTCTATAATTATTGGAGAAGTAGAAAATTACTCAAAGTCTAAATGGTCGGAAGCAGAAGCAAATAAATCATAAAAAGCATTATATTTGTAATGCTATAAAGCAAAAAACTAAAAATTAAAAATCATGGAAGAAAAAGTTGTCCGAGCGCAATTGCTCAATAATGAAACCCCCGCAGATTCAGTCTTAACGGCAGGTTACGTATATATTACGGGCTGGTTCCCTATAAAACAAACCAATGTTCTTTCGGCTATTAAAATTACTTCTACGCCAGAAGTAAAACAAGTTGTTACTATTACAAGTAACGCTGCAATTACGCCATTCACAATTTATCAAGTTGCCATTGGTAACACAGGAAACCGCAGAGAAGGCGCACAAACTCCAATAGATTTCTTTAGTGCAACAGCTCCGGCTTTATTGTCTGGTAACGCTGCTCAGGATAAACACAATATTTATATTGCACTTGCAAAAAAAATAAATCAAACTCCTTCCGCACACGCTACTGCTGGTTCGGTAATAACTATTGCTCACGCAGCAACAGTTGGAACATTTATTTTTAATGAAGTAGTAACAGGCGGTACGTCAGGCGCAAAGGGTTATTTGGTATTGGACGCAGCAGGTGTTTTAACTATTGCTAACTATTTTGGTGATTTCATTAGTGGTGAAACTATCACAGGACAAACAAGTGGTGCTACTGCACTTACTACTGCTCCTCCTACTATTGGATTGGGACTTAGAATTACAGATACAGGTTTATATTTTTCTTCATATACTAAAGGATTTTTACAGGGACCAAATACAGTACTTGCAACAAGAGGTTGGGGATCATTAGACTTAGTTATCACTACCGCTGGCGTTATTAGCAGAGGTATTGGAACAAGATTAGTGGATGATGTACCTAAATTAGAATTGTTGAGTAGTAATTTAGCTCAAGGATTATTTTCTTTCCCTACAACAGAAGCTATCATTGCAGCAAATAACTACACAGAATATATTGTAGTAGATTATATTAACAATGTTCCAAATGATGCAGCAGCAGGAACGACCGTTGCCGCAAGACGTGTACAGGTTTTATATGTAAACGAGGGCGCACCGGGATATGCAGCATTTCAAGCCGTTATGCTTACCAATTTCCCTACAATGGTAAATAGTAATGGTGTTCCAATAGCACCAGCTTATTCTTTAGGATTAGCTACTACTTATGTTATTCTTACAGGTGGTGCTCTTACAGTTGGAACACCAGCACAACCAGTAAATGGAGATATAGGACAAGCAGGCGCAATAATTGGTTCGGTAGTATTTACTTCTGGTGCAGATTATCCAGCCCCAGCATCTACTCCGGCAGTTAATGATGCAGCAAATACTTATGCTACATTGACAGGATTAACACCAACATTTAGCTTTATTCCGGGAGCAGTTGTTTTAGAAACTGTTGACGTAGGTAATGGTCCGGGTATATTCCATCCGGGTATCTTTAAAGGAACAGGTGCAGCGGGAACAGGAGCAGGAGGAACAGTTACCTTTAGCGGAGTTGGAGATTATGTATTTATATTCCCCGGTGCGATTACCACAGGAGCCAATACAACTTTTGTATTGCTAAATGGAGCAGTTGCATCAAGGATTTTCTTCGCATCAGGCGCAGCATTAACAACAGGAGCAAACACTATCTGGAAAGGAAACTCTCTTTCTCCAGCAGGTCAAACTACTGGTGCTAATACGCAACTTGAAGGTAGATTATTGTCAACAGCGGCAGCAGCTATAAGCACTGGTGCTGGAGCAGGTACTTATGTACTTCCTACCTCTTAATTAATAGGATTAATAATAAAAAATGGGATGACTTAATTGTTATCCCATTTTATTTTTGTATATTTGAGCATAGAATTGTGCAGCAATTCAAAAAAATATTGGCGCAAGCCTTTACTAATCCCTGAGATAGCTGCACTATCAAGGGGATTTTTTATTTTATAAACAATTAAAAACAAAAAACATGACAGTCAAAAAATTAATTGAAGAATTACAAAAAATGCCAAAAAATGCACAAGTAATTTATGATGGATCAGAATATGATGGTCCTGCATTAATAGTTAGAAAAGTTATTGGTGTTAGAAAAATGTATTTAGATAAAGGCAAAAGTCCAGTATTAATATACTGGTATAAAATACCACATAGATATTGTCATGCAGAAAGTAAGAAATATGGAAACAAAATAAAATAAATAGTATGAAACATATTAAATTACACGGAATACACGGAAATGGTAAATTTGCCCAAGTTGATGATTCAGATTATGATTGGATAAATAAACATCGGTGGTGGATTTCGGGTGGTTATGCAGCAACAAAAATAAATGGAAAAGAAACAAAAATGCACCATTTAATTAAACAAATTAAATCAGGTGAAATATCAGATCATATCGATAGAATAAAATTAAATAATACAAGAGATAATATTAGAATAACAGATAAAAAAGGCAATAGTCATAATCAGGAAAAGCGAAAAAATACAAAAAATAAATATAAAGGTGTCTATTTTAGAGAAGAAACAAAAACATGGTTATCATATTGCCGAATGAATGGTAAGAAACATTTTTGTGGGTATTATAGAACAGAGGAGGCTGCGGCTCATGCCTATAATAAAAAAGGATTAGAATTATCAGACTATTTTTGTCCTAATGAAATAAATATTCCTATCAAAAAATTGGAAGAAATGATAATTACAGATAGATGCAATATTATTCATGCTTATAAAAGAAGTAAATACAAGGGGGTTAGTTGGCATAAGGAAACACGAAAAATGAAAATAGGTAAGTGGGTTGCTTCAGTTCGCATAAATAATAAAGTAAAACATTTGGGATATTTTGAAGATGAAAAGGATGCTGCCATAGCGCACAACGAAGGAGTGATTAAATATAATGGGAAACTTTCCGATATAAATATAATAGATTAAAAAAAATTTACTAATTTAGTGGTGCCATAGGGCACACAACTAAATAATTAAATTTAATATTTTTTAATCATGGAATCAAAAGTAGTTCGTGCATACCTCTTGAATAATGAGGTAGCAGGAGATTCTGTTTTAACTGCCGGGTCCGTACAGGTTTCTGGCTGGTTTCCAGTTCTTCAAACACAAGTTCTTTCAGCAACAAGAGCACACTCTATTGCAGAAATTCGTCAAGTGGTAACTGTTACAAGTGCAGCAGCTATTGTAGCATTCTCTAAATACCAAGTTGCAATAGGCAATACTGGTAATCGTAGAGAAGGTGCTCAAAATCAATTAACATTCTTTGGTGCTACTGCTCCGGCGGTATTATCGGGAAGCCCTGCAACAGATAAATACAACATCTATTTCTCTATTGCAACAAAAATTAACAATACAGCATCGGCACGTGCTAATGCTGGTTCTGTTATTACCATTACACATGGTGCAGTAGTAGGAACATTTGTTTTACATGAAGTAGTAACAGGTGGAACTTCTGGCGCAAAAGGATATTTTGTATCCGATGTAGCAGGAAATATGACCATTGCAGTATTCTCTGGTTTATTCGTAAACGGAGAAGTAATCACTGGTCAAACAAGTGGTGCTACAACTACAACAAGTGCTCCTCCAGTATTAGGATTAGGTCTAAGAATCATTGATATTGGTGGTTATTTCTCTGCTTATACTAAAGGTTTGTTCCAAGGTCCAAATACAGTACTTGTTACTAAAGGATTTGCAGCAAGCGATTTAGTTATTACAACTGCTGGTGTTATCAGTCGTGGTATTGGTTCAAGATTAGTTGATGAAGTTCCTCAAAAAGAATTGTTGAGCGATAACTTACGTCAAGGTTTGTTCTCTTTCCCAACTTTTGAGTTGGTAATAGCATCTAATAACTATACTCAATATATAGTTGTTGATTCTATTCTTGCTCCTGACAATGCTTCAAGTGGAGTTTTGGTTGGTGCACGTAGAGTACAAGTAGTGTATGCTAATGAAGGTGCTGCTGGTTATGGCGCATTTGATGCGGCTATGCTTGCAAACTTCCCTACAATGATTAACATTTAATCGATAGGAAAATGGTTGATAAAAGAGGGAGAAAACTTAATTGTTTTCTCCCTTTTATTTTTATTATATTTGTAATATATAATATTTAATATGGCCTCGCTGAAAAATTATAGGAGTGATATTCTTTTACTTCTACAAAAATCTAAGATAAGTAAGGACTTTCGGGTAAATCCACGCCACATAGAGCATCTAATCAATCGCTATCGTGCAATAGCAATAAGACAGAATTATTCAAAAACTTTAGATACGGATACATCATGGTTGCAAGATATGGGCTCGATCCCAACTACTACAGTAACGTCAGCGGACGATCCGATCATACCTATCTCATCAGTTACTTTGAGCAAGATAACTATTCCTACAGTAGTACAACTGCCGAGCAATGCTGGGATATATCGTATGAGTTCTGCGACCAAGCAGATTACATATTATCCGGTGAGTCAACCGAGATTTTTTGATTTTGTACAAGGTTCACTAAGGACAAGATTCGATTATTATTTTAAAGTAGGTACATCTATCTATGTAAATAGCCTTGTAGACTTCCTTAATCCTATACTTATCCTTGACAATCCTTTAGAAGGGACTATTTATGATACTACAGATAAAGTGTCTGGAACACTTGTAATAGGCACTCTTTATCAAGTACAATCTGGTACTATTGTACATAATGCAATACAATATAACGCACCACAAACGTTTACAGCGGTTAATTCTGTTTTTTTAGGTACAGGCAAAGTACAACTGGTTAATCAAATAAGACCATTTACGGTTGATGATGAATATCCAATGTCATTTACTTTGGCAGAAATGATAATGTTAAAGATATTAACACAAGACTTTAAGATAGAAGAATCACAAGTATCAGACATACGTAATGATAGTCAGGATGAATTAATAGTGATGCAGGGTGAGAAAGCATAGAGGGACTAAAGAAGAAAAGCAAACGGCAATTACTAATGCCACATTAGTTTATACTGAATTTAATCAAGTAGTATCAAGAAAAATACTCGCAGATTATATTAAAGAAGTAAGAGAGGCAATAGTTAAGGGTTTTGAATGGTTTGTTCCAAATTTTGGGACGCTTAAAATAGTAAAGGCTCATTCAGCTCCAAAACTAAAAGTTACAAAAGAAAAGAGTTTTTATATAAATGGCACATGGTACAAGTTGGATTTTGAACCGATAGAAGCGATAAAAAGAGAAAAAATTGAATGTAAAATATTACCAAAAATTAAGGCAGAAGTTAAAGAAATGGTAAAAAATAAACTTATTGATTATCGTTACGTATGAGCATTAAAAAGAAAATATCCATGTCCAATGCAGTGAATGCTGCTATGGACAATATGAATAGCCAAAACACAAGGGATGTTCCTTTATATACTGTGTGGGGTGTAGAAGCGGATAGGAAAATAGGCAGCTATTATGCTTATAAAAAAACTATCTGTGTATTAGATGTTGACCATTGTACGGCAGAATTGCCTTGTAGTGCAGTGGCGGTAATAGCTATTCTATTAGGCGATCATGGTTGTAATTGTGGTTTACAATTTAACAGTGCTATAAATTTCTTTTCAGGAGGCAATGCTCAGATAGATACTAATGCAGGATTTATAGTTATTGATCCCTATATGACTGTAAATGTTACAGGCGTTAGATGGCACATACAAGGCAATAAAATTATTTTATCTGGTGATTTTGACCAGCAAAAGATTACTATACAATATTTGGCTTATGAAGTTGATGAAAAGGGATTTCCACTTATCAATGAAAACCATGTAGATGCCATTGCTCAATATATAGAATATAAACATTCTTTAAGAACTCGTTGGTTTGATCCTGAATATAAAATACAGGAAAATGTTATTATGGATTTGAGAAAAGAATGGAACCGTAAATGTAGAAATGCAAGGGCAGAAGATGGTGATCCAAGTGCATCAGATATGAGAGAAATAACAGGAATGATTAATAATCCATTAAGTGGTATAGGTATAGCTCTATGGAAGTATAACGATATATATTGGGGTAGATAATGAGTATAAAGCAGTCAATGTTTACCTCTGGCTGGGTGAATGAAAATGAAATAAGCCTGCAACCCGAAAATACTGTTAGAGACATGATGAATTTTCGTGTCATCTCTGATAGTCAAAATACCTATTCCGCAGAAATAATAAAAGGCAATTCAATACTCTTTCAGCTTAATCCAAATTACAGGCCTATTGGTTGGACCATTCAGGGAGAAAAATTTGTTGTGTTCTCTACTGATAGTACAGGTGCAGGTGGCAATGGAGAGGTTGGTGTTGTTTATCTTAATATTGATACACTGCAACCATTATTTCCCCTTATAAACGCATACGTTCCTATTTATAATCATAGAGATCTGAATTTTACTCAGGCGCACATGATAGGTAAAGAGTGCAGGATACAGAAAGAAAATGAAAACATAGAAAGAGTTTATTGGACAGATAATTATAATCCTCCACGTGCGTTAAATATTGCTAATAGAGCTATTAATACTTTTCTTAATCCACCTGCTAATATACCAAGTGGCTCATTGATTATAGTTCCACCAACATCTTACATGGTACTTCAGGGTAGAGTAGAATATCCTGTTGCTTCCGGCAATTTTTATGGTCCCAATGAAATATTGGGTACTGTATTTACAACAAATGGATTTAATACTACTTATACTTCAACAGGAACTACAATAGTAGTTCTATATCAGCCCAATGTAGCTACACTTGACCAAGTTCCATTTAAAGCACTTGGAAACATATTTTTCAAAGGATGGCAGCAAGGTGGTGAATTAAAATGTGCAGATTATCAAATAGCTTATCAATTAGAAACAAGTGATGGATTTCTGACAGATTGGAGTTATCTATCACAAGGCGTTCATGTAACGGTTGAAGATCCTCTTGGCTCTACTCCAAATCAACCAATAGCCTACGCTAATTATATAGGTCATCCATCCACAGTAGTTACAACAAAAGCATTAAAATATACTATATCTGGAGTAGATACTAATTTTTTTAAGATACGTGTTGCTTATGTAGAAACTGATGCCTATCAAATTCCAAATAATCCTATTGTCTTTTGGGAAAGCGTAATAGCAGAAGGAGTTTATATAGATTCAAATGGTAAACCAGCCATAGATGTTTTATTAAAGGGCAATGAAAATATTCAAATTTTACCTGCCGGAACTGGCCCACTTGATGCGTTAGAAGTTGAACCAGCAGATGTTGATAGAGTAAAGACATTAACGACATTAAAAAATAGACTTTTTGAAGGAAATATTACGGCTGGATTTAATTTTGATTGGGATCCAAGCGCACCTGCATCAGGCACACAAGTTAATCTTGTAGAGTATTTAGTTCCAACTGATATATTCTCTTTTCCAACAACAAATTTTTCCACAAGATTTAATCCACCATTGAAAACAGATATTCCTGCTGGCTATCCTATTCATGGACACATAGAATTGAGGCCAGAAAATAACCCTTATGTTACTACTGGGAATAATTTTATAATGAAAGATCAGTGGTATCAAGTATTGGGTAGTGGAAGCATAATTTATAATGCTATAACCTATAATCATGGTGATACTTTTCAGGGGGTTACTCATGTAAGAACTTTTACACCCTTATCTGGAACTGTCAAGGTTATTGGAATTATTAAAATTCAAAGGTATACTGGTAAGTATGATATTATACCCATAGAAGGTGATTTTGCTGATTCAAAAGGACAGATGGCAGATTTCTATCTTAGAAGTCATTGGAGGGCTGAAACCTATCGTTTTGGTGTTCTACTATGGAAAAAAAGAGGGCAGCCACAATATGTAAAATGGTTGGCAGATAAAACCATTCCACATCAATATGAAACAACTGGAGGCATTAATTTTAGGCTTGCAGAACCAGAAATATATGTTGCAGATGCAGGCTCGCCTCCTTATACTGGAACAGATGGAATAAATCTACATACAAGTTTAAGGCATATTGGTTTATCTATTGATGATTTAGATTTTAATACACTTGCAGCTAATTTGGGAACTACATTTGATAAATTGGGAGATTTTTTTGATGGATTTTCTATTGTACGTGCCCCAAGAGATAAGCAAATACTTTGTCAGGGATTGTGGTATCCAACAGTTATAGAAAATACGGCTACCGTTCCACAAATAACTGAAGCACTTTTTAATCTTACAAGCAATCCACTTTTTCAACCGCAGGGACCACGCCCTGATGTTTATCAATTATTTAGTCCTGAAGTGCAATTTGCATTTAATAATGATGCGGTAGCTCCAAAAGCAGGAGATGTAATGGACATTGCAGATTATTTGGCTCCAAATCCGGGATTAAGTCTATTTGAACAATGCGAAGGAATTTTAGATACAAATAACTTTCATTTTTATCAAAAACAATATACTCAAATTGCTGCTACCGCAGATGATTATCCTAAAAATTCAGGTCCATCTTTACTTAATCCAAGCGGAAGTATATTTGTTAATGCTGGAGCAACTGGTTTGTTTCCTCCTAATGCAAAATATATATTTAATAATCAAACAACAGCTCAAGACCACAACGGAGTTGGACAAATAACTTATGTAATAGAATTAGATAAGGGCCCATTTACTCCGATTGGATTTGGTTGGCCTATAAAATATACAGCTAACAATGGTCTTACCCCGCAAAAGGCATTAGTTAATTATGTCCGTCCAAAAGGTAATTTATATGGAGGTAATACTGAATCAGCTAAAGCAAGTACTCTATATGCTTATGTAGGACACTTTCAGGCATTCGATACAGGATTTATGGCACATTTGGCAAGTACTTCAGGAGGAAAAGCTGTTGGGAAAGCAAGAGGTATACAAGTATTCGGTGGAGATTGTTTTGTACAGATGTATGCTACTGAGCGTATAATGGGAAATAAGCCGGCCGCAAATCAGATAAGTTGTGCTACTGTATTTCCAGTTGAGAGTTCTGTTAATACTAATTTAAGAGAAGGTACTTTTTTTAATAAAGACAGAAATTATGAGCCACCAGAAAATGTAGGAAATGGAATAAATTGGGCTGGTCCTCCATTGCGCCCAGAACAATATATTGTTAACAAGGCATATTCAAGCACATTTGATTTAGCCCCATACGTTCGCTATCCCTCTCAGCCAATAGGATTTATTCCAGCACGGCAATTTGAACATCGTGTTATTTATTCATTGATGAAGGTGGACGGAGAGATAATAGATAATTACAGAATATTTTTACCATTAAACTATATTGACCTTGAGGGCTGGACAGGACAGATAAATAATTTACGTGCAAAACATGGTAGATTATTTTATTGGCAGGATAATGGTTTTGGATACATACCAGTATTGGAAAGAGAATTATCTACCGGAGTAACGGGACTCCCTGTTACATTAGGTACAGGCGGAGTAGCGCAACGTTACGATGAGTTTAATAACTTCTTTGGCAATCAACACAAACACGGACTATGTGAAACAGAAGATGATTTTTATTGGTTTGATAACAGAAGGAAAGCATTTTGTTTTGCAAGCACAGGTGGACAATTAATAGAAGTATCAACCATTAAGGGATTGCGGTCATTCTTAAAGAATAATGTTGTTGGTCCAGTAGCACTAAATGATAATCCTATTTTGGGTGGTGGTATATGGGCTGAATACAATGGCATGTATAAAGAAGTGGTGATGAATTTCAAGAATGTAGACTTTGGAGATTTTACTATTGCCTACAATACATTAAATAAACATTTTTCAGGAAGATATAGTTTTACTCCCGGAATAACACTTGATTTTTACGATCATTATATTTCTACTAATCCAGATTTGGCTCCTCCAATAAGAGGAAATACTTCTTATAATATAAGTGATGTGGTAAGCATATTTCTTTATCCTGTAATTATTCCTGCACATCTTTATAATTTAGGAGATCATGTTAGTGAAGGACAAATAAATTATGTTAATATTTTATCTTATACAAGTGCAACTCCACCAATACAACCGTCGCTAGACCCGACACATTGGATGGCAATAAATACTCTTGCACAGGGAACGGGTAATTATATTAATATAGTCCCTTATACAACAAACATCACGCCTACACAACCTTTTGTTGATGTAGCACATTGGGTACTAATAAATGATATAAGAGATGTGTGGATGCACAATAGATTAGGAGATCAAATATCTAATCATTATGGTAAAGTAGATGATGCCTTCTTAGTTAAAATAATGAATGATAATTATTCTGTAACAAAAGTTATAGATAACATAAAGCAAAATTCAGATTCTAATTTCTGGTCAAGCATAATTTATAATAACACCACACAGATAGGAAGTGATTTAGGCATAGATATTATTACAAATAAAGATTTCAGACTTATAGATAAATCTTGGTATTATAATATACCTTTTGATGATATAAGTCAATCTCGTTTGGTAGATGGATGGTTAAGTGGTAAATTTGTAAAAGATAATAGGGCATTATCTATAATAACAGGACTTTTAGATCCTACAACTTCTAAAAATGAAATTTTAAAAGTCGTTTCAATGATTTATACTTACCGTAAAACATATTAATTATGAAAAAAGTTCCGAAAAAAGTTACCGCAAAGAAAATGGCTAATGGTGGTCCAATAAAAAAATATGATGATGGCGGATATTTATCTAAACTTAATCCGGCTCAATTAGCCGAATATAAAGCCCTTCCAGATGATGCTGCAAGAGCACAATACATGGATAATGTTGGAGGTAAAACATCTGCCCCTTCAACAGGATTAACGGGAGGTAAAGTGGCAGCCATAGGTTCGGCAGCAACTTTAGCAACAAATGCAATTGCTTCAGGAACTCCAACTACTCGTAAAAACGTAGAAACAAAAGATACAGTTACAGGAGCAGTTGGCGGAGCAGCACAAGGAGCAGCATTAGGAACCGAAATAATGCCCGGATGGGGAACTGCAATAGGTGCAGTTGCAGGCGGAATTTATGGTGGTGTTACTGGAAATAAAAAAGGAAAATATGAATTAGCTGCAATGGGACAGGCCGATGCAGCAGCAGCACAAGCAAAAGTTGGTGCTGCATATAAAAAAGGTGGAGCAGTTTCTAAACATGGAGATATTTCTAAAGAGAAAGCTGCTGAAATATTAAAAGACGGAACTGTCTATGGCAAACCGATAACAGATAAACAACGCAAGTTCTTTGGCAGTGTTGTATCACAAGGATTAGATATGGGTGGTGCAGTAGGTGGTGGTGGTGATGCAGGTGGAGGAGGAAGTGGAGTATCATCAGGAGGTGGAGGTATATCTGTACCGCTTGGCCCACCAGAACATGCTAAGAAGCCTAAAGGTTTATTATTTGCATTTGGCGGAGATGTTCAAGTTGGGCCGGGAAAAGAAAGGATAAAGGGAACAACGCAAACAATAGATATGTACAGTAAAAATCCTAATACTGGAGAAGTTTTTAAGCATGATACACATGGAGGTTTTAGTAGGTCAACTCCTGAAATATATAACTCAGTAAATAAAATACAACAATTGCCTTGGAAAAATGTAGCTGATGTTGATACTTATGGTGCAAAAAGCACAGATACTGTAATTATGCCAAAACCAGTACCAACTCCAATTACACCAGTTGTTGGGACTCCAATTCCTGAAACAAAAGCTAAAGGTGGTCAGATAAAAGGTCCCGGTGGACCTAAAGATGATAAGATACCTATGAAAGCAGCAGAGGGTTCATTTGTAGTTCCTGCTGCTAATGCAAGTAAGGCAAAAGAATTACGTAAACAATATTTAGTTACTGGAGGCTCTACTAAAAAGGTAGATGTTAAAGTAAGCAATGGTGAACATATTTTTACTCCTCAAGAAGTTAATATATTACGTTCAAAAGGTGTTGACTTAAATGCTTTAGCTCCTCATGCAGATGAGAAATTAGAAAAAGCTAAAGGCGGAGGGATACATATTAATCCAGCTAACAAAGGTAAGTTTACTGCCACTAAAAAGGCTACTGGAAAATCAACAGAAGAACTATCGCATAGCAGTAATCCACTAACTAAGAAGAGAGCAATTTTCGCTTTGAACGCCGCCAAATGGTCGCATAAAGAAGATGGTGGGATAGTTAACGCATTAAAAAAAGGTGGTAAGATTATTCCTACTATTCAACCTATCATAAGTTCATCACAAAAGAAAGTAGATAGTACACCTCAACAAGCAGATGCAGAACAAGCACTTGCTTCTAAAATTGTTGTGCCTACAACTAATAAACCAGTAACCAATAAACGTTTTGTTAATACTCAAAGCCCTGTTGGCAATGCAGTGAAAGTAGAAACAACAACTACTGGAGCGATACCACCAAGTGCAGACGGAAGTATAGCACAGACAGAAAAGATGGAAGGCGATAGAACAGTACAAGATACTGCTACACAAAATGCGGGACTAAAGACATATAAAAAGGGCGGTAAACTTTATTATAAAGGTGGTAAGGTAAAAGGATATGACGACGGTAATGTTGTAACTCCTGAAGTAGGAGAGGATATTCCAGAAACTAAAACTACTGACAATCCAGATATTTTTGCTTCAAAACAATCTGATGTAACAGAACCAACGGCTACCGGAGTTCTTGATGCACAAAAGAAAATTGATGCACAAGATAAATTAAATACATTGGCTGCAAAAGCAAAAGAAGATTCCCCTAAATCAACACACAGTAATATAGATAAGCTATTGGCTGCCGGACAAGTTGGATTAGGACTTGCTCAAACATTGTCATATAAACGTCCTCAATATACTATACCAAGCGAAGTACAACAGGCTTATGGACAGGCACAACAAGAAGCTACATACGGCCTTGATCCTGCCGCTAAAGCACAGATAGAGAATGATATTAAAGCACAAACAAATACATCTACTGGGCTTGTTGCAGGGGTATCAGGTGGTAATGCCGCCAATGCTTACAGAATGATACAAGGCTTAGATCAAACAGCAGGCAAGGGACTTATTAACATGTATGTTCAGGATGCAGCAGCCAAGAGAGCAAAACAACAACAGGCTTATGGATTAGCTGCACAATTGGCTAATTATAAAAACTTTGCTTATCAACAAGATATGAATCGTTTCCAACAGAATCAACAAGCTGGAGCGGCCTTGTTACAATCTGGTATTTCTAATTTGGCTGGTTCGTTTCAATATGATAAAGCATTGCAAGCACAGCAACAAAGAGATGCTATGTATGGTGGTAAAACTATTAACATACCACAACAATAGAATTTAATTAATTAAATTAGCACTTTAAATTATTCAATATGCCTCCTCTATTAGATTTTGGTACTGTACAAGGATTAGCTTATAGGCATAATTACCAACAGGATATTGCCAATCTTCACCAAGAGGAGCAGTTGGATGCTATGGCAAAACAACGTGCCAAAAATGAAACTGCCGAAATGGCTAATATGTTTAAGTTTGGTGCTGCTAATAATGAATATGATAGAAATAATTTAAGAGCTTTTACTGATTCAAAAGTAAAAGAGATGGGTACATATTTTAATCAAAATCCTGATTGGAAATATGATGTAGGAAAGACGTTGTATGCAAAACAAATGTCAGATCAACTTTTAAATAATGAGCATGTAAAACGTAGCATGTATTATGATTCTCAAGTAAAGGCCACTCAAGATTATTTAGAAAAAAATCCCAATATATTAAGTGCAGAAGAGTTAAATAAATATAAAACTCAAATGCAAAATCGTGCTAAGTTCGGAGATATTGATGGTCCGGGTGGCAAAGGAGGAGATTATACATTTGTACCACCACCTCCTCCATTTGATGTTGCTAAATTCTTTGATGAGCATGCTAAAAATGTTCCTAAAGATCAAATTAGCAAATTGGATAATGAAACCAATCAAATAACAGCTAAGGATGATAACATAAGAACGTATGTTAATTCTTTGCTTCTAAATGATAAATATAAAAGAGGTGTTCAGCTTGGTTTTAATAATGAGCCTGAATCGGTAAAGAGTAAATATGCTAATGATCCAAATGCTTTATTGAATTATTCTTTCGACCAAACTAAATCACGTATTCAACCATTATTCAGAACGAATCAATCTTATTTAGAATCATTAAGAGCGGCTAATGCAAGAAATTTAAAAGGGATGAGTTTGAACGAAGCTGGTGTTAATCCATTCTTAGATGAAATGAATAGTGCTGCATCACAAATTGCTGGAACTCAAAAGACAGCTAAAACAGTTCCGTATTTGGGACAGCAAGCGGTAGTTGAAAAAGGAAAAGAAGGAATTGGTACTTTAGATTTAACAGTTCCTTTTGTAAAAGCATTGGCTGATCGTTCACCTGATCGTGGAAGTTATCAGGATGCCTATGGTAATTGGATGGAAACTCGTTTACCATCAGGAGTTAAACTAAATCCAACAGCAGGCGGAGTGGCACGATTGGTTAATGGCAAGATGCAACCATTTGCAGGTGTTGTTGCTACAATGACTCCCGAACAATTAAGTCAAATGTTCCCAACGCAAGAGGGTGAATCTATTTTAGATGAAGACGGAAATATATCTGATAAAAAAATTGCCTCTATTGTTACAAAATCTATTAATACTCAGGGAATGCCAACGTATTCTTTAAATGTTAATTTACCTTTTGCTGCCGATAAACAAAATGCTTTATTATACAATAAAACATTTGGAGTAACAGATAAAAAATCGCAAAAGATGGCAATGGAAGAAAACTATAATACTTCCGCACCAAATATTATTGTTAATCCAGACATTCCAAATGATGCGATACAGATGCAAGATGGAAGTTTGTGGAAATATAATGAACAAGGTCAACCAGTACCTTATGAGCAACAATAATTATGGCATTAGAAGAAAATCCATTAGTTCAAGAACAACAACCTACTACTACACCACAGTTTGATCCTACAAAGATTGTGGCAGTAGGAAAGTCTGCCAAGATTCCTAATTCTATTGCTCCCCCAACACCACAATTTGACGCAACTAAAATAGCTTCAGTTGGCAAAAGTGTTGATTTATCAGCCGAAAGACCTAAAATTAATATAGAGAAAATACCAGTAGTTAAACAACCGGAACCAACAGACTTTTGGACAGAGATAAAAAAATCAGTTGGTGAAACATTTAGGGCACCTACTCAGAAGGAATGGGAAGAAATTAAAAAGCCAAAGGAAGGATTAAATATAGAAGCAATATTAACAAAACCAATAGCTGATATTCCAGAAGCCGTTAAATCAGGATTAAAGAAAGTGGCTGAAGCGGGTGCAGAAGGCCCAGACATAAGATTAGTTAATGGTAAAATGGTTGACGTTAATCCTAAAACAAAAAACGAACCATTCGCAGCATTTTCTATTCACGCTCCATTAAAAGGACTGATTGGTGCAGGAGAAACTATTATGGCTGTTGCGCCTCCAGCTATTGAATTTAATCTTGCCCTTAATGCAGCCAAAGAAGGAATAAAAGAATTGCCACATGGAGAATCTATTAATAATGGGCTTGATAATGCAATGAATGGTGTAACCACATTGTCTAATTATCTTGGCGCAGATTTAAAAGAAGGATCAACAGCTTCTATGTTTGCTGAATTGGGTGATTTGGCATGGCAAGCAGTTATGATAGGTGGAGCACACAAAGGAGTAAAATATGGTATAAAATCTATGTCGGATTTAAAGACCAAAGTAGATCAAGCAAAAGTAGGAGAATTGACAGAGGAGCAACAAAAGAAATTAGCAGAAAATCTTGATGCAATTAAAGACGTTACTCCAAAAGACATAATTGAAGAGGCTATTAAAAAAGACACTCCAGAATCAAAAGAAATTGCTGCCAAACTAATTAATGCTTCTGCCGAAGGAAAAACAGAACCTTTAACAGAAAAACAACAACATGATTTATTATATGACTTTGTTAGTAAGGGAGATGTGCCAACAGAAGAGTTTAAGCAAAAGTTAGATGCTTTAAAAGCTAACGGACAAATTACGGAAGCAGATCATTTCGCAGGGACAAGTAAATTAGATTTCTACAAGAAAGAATATGACCAGATAAAACAGTTGGGCTTATCCGATGAAGAGAATAGAAAAGCTATGGGACTTAGTTCTGATATTGCTAAGAAACAGGATTTAATTGATATTATAGAAGAAGATAAAGAATACGCTAAAAGTCCTATGAAAGTTAGACTTTTGGAAAAGGCAAAAGGTGAGCATAAAATACTTGCTGAAAAATTAGATGAAATAATGTTTGGTAAAAAAGAAGGTGCTCCTGAAGTAAAACCAGTAGAACCAACTCAAGAACCAATAGTATCTGAAATATCTAAAACAGAAGAACCGCAAGTTGAACTACCCAAACTTGTACCTACCGACAAGAAAGTAGTAGAAGTACATCACGGCACAGATACTTATGATGCAGCAGAACAAGTAGGAGGAACTGATAATACTAAATTAATGCCAGAAGTAGATAAGCAAGCACAACTTGCAGGAATCGAAATGGGCAAACAAGGAGTTACTGATGTTCACACTTCTGCTATTGGAAGGGCAACAAAGACTGCCAATAAAATAGGAGATAGGTTTAATTACAAAATAAATCCTGCTTTAGATGCGTGGGATATAGGTAATGAAAAGACTGGTTTTGAAGGAATGGATAGAGAGAAATTCAAACCAATAGAAGAATATTTTCAAGATCATCCTAATGAAACTACATTGCCTAAAGATTTATTTCCTGATATGCAGGATAAGAAGTTAAATGAATCGTGGGGGTCTTTAGTAACAAGACTTGTTGATCTACATAATGAATTAGTGTCTGATCCTAAAGCACCTGAAACTATTGGCATACTTACTCACAGTAAGAATATGAAGATATTGGATGCTATGCGTAAGAATGGTGGAGAGTGGAATGAGAAAGCTAAAGAAGATTACCGTAAAGATGAAGTGAAAAGTGCAGAAGTTAGAGTACATGAAGGAGAAACTAAAACAACTAAATATGAAGCAACTAAGCAAGGAGCAGGAAAAACAGGTGTTACTGAAACTGGCACAGGGGTTACGGAGAAGAAAGCTAAAACAGTTAGAGCCGGAACTTCAAAATCTAAACGAAAAATCGTCAACCCAAGAGCCATTGAAGCATTAAAGATAGATGCTAAAACACCGCATGAAGCAGCGTTACAATATTTTATAGGAAAAGGACAACTACATCCCTCTGCAATGGGTGAACTATACGGTGGAGGGAAAAAGAAATTTCCTATCAATGAAATGCGATCAAGAATAGGTTACATAAAAAAATCAGGACTTACCATTGAGGGAATTGCTCATAAATTATGGGAAAATCAAGAAGGTGGACATGAGGGACAGTTCGATATACAAGATTTGAGAAATGCAGTGGAAGATGTTGTTAATAGCCATATCAGTACTCGCACGATGATTGACGATTTATTGGAGCGCAACAAGCAGCACATTGAAGAAGATTCTTTTTATGCTGACATCCCTGAAGATTATGATTTAGTTGATGAAGCTAAAGATATTTGGAGTGAATTACCCGATGAAGAAAAGGTAAAAGTTGCATTACTTGAAACTCCAGAAGATGTTGATAAATATTTAGAAGAAAATCCGCCAATAGAAGAATCAGAAAAAACTATACAGGCAAAAGAACTTGAAGGATTAATAGAAAAGAAAGAATCTGAAATATCGGCTTCACGCACCGCATTAGAAAACAAAGCCAAAGAACTTGACAAAGCATTAATGGCTGACCAAGAAGATTTGTTTGGAGAGCGTAAATCTACAACAGGTGGAATGTTTGATGAAAGGGCAGATGCTTCACAAAGGGAGAAAGTGTTACAGCCACTTAAAGACATTCTTGAAAAACAAACTACTGAATTAAAAGATTTACAGGATAAATTAAAAGGAGAAGAAGGTAAGCAAGATCTAAATTTATTTGAAGAAAAAACTCCATTAGATATAGCTAAAGAAAAATTAGCAGAGGCCAAAAGAAAACTTGACGAAGACAGAAATAAATTAGGTATTGCTCCAAATCCAGAAGAACGTGCAAATAAACTATTTGAATATCATAAAGCACTTGTTGATGTTGCTAAAGAATGGATTAAAGAAAAAGGGGGAGACTTATCTGAATTTTTAAAAGATACAGGAGAGAAATTAAATGTTAGCTTACAAAAAGCATGGGATGAAGCAAGTGGAAAAAACATTATAAAAAGTGCAAAAGAATTAGGATATGATAATCCAAACGAAGCTATTGCCGAACCAAAAGTTACAGGTATATCACATGAGGCAATGGTTCGCACTGCTGCCGAACTTGGCATAGAAGCACCTGAAAGAGGTGAAGGAACAACTACCGAAGCCGAAATAGCAAAGGGTAGAGAACTGCTTTCTAAAGGCGAAAATCCGCAACAGATAGTAGAAGAATTTAAAAGAGATGGTAAAATATCTGCTGATGCAATGTCTATCGTTAGGGCACATCAAGAACAACTTGTAAAAGATGTTTATAAAGCAGTAGAAGATTTTGGAGAAAATAGTCCAGAAGATCAAACTGCAAGTTCCAAATTAGAACAATGGCAGAAGGATATTAAACCTATGGCTACCGCATGGAGTAATATAGGTAAGGGCATGATGGGTGTAACTGATATAGATACAGGTACATTTGTTGGAATAAGAACTGCATTTAAAGAAGAGCATGGGATCGATTTAACTCCTGCTCAAAATATAAAAGCAAAAGAATTATCCAACCAAGTAAAAACGTTAACTGATGAAGTAGAGAATCTAAAAACTAAACTCACCGATGCTTTAAATAATGCCATAGAAGAAGAAAGTAAGAAGCCGGAAAATATAAAAGAGAAAACAAAAAAATTAGCTTCTGCAATACGTAAAGGTAAAATACACCGTCCGGGTATATTTTCGGCAGCCTCTCCCGCCTCTTTAGTGTGGGACGGTGCAATAGAGGTAGCTGCAAAAACCATTGAAGCTGGAGGTAAAGTAGCACAGGCCATAAGTGATGCTGTGAAGCACATGAAGGAAAGTGATTGGTACAAACAAATAAATGAAGAAAGAAAAAACGAAGCAGAAAAAGCGTTAACTAATTATATAGGTGGAAGAGAAAAAATAAAAAATACTCCAGAAGAATTAGCTATAAAATTTGCAGATAAAAAAGATTCTAAATTTGAATTACAGGATGTAAAAGATATTTGGGCGCACGCAAAAGAGGCTTATATAGATCAAGGCAAGAGTTACGCTGATATGTTAAGCGGAGTATCAAAAGACTTAGGGCTAAGCGTGGATCAAGTTCGCAATGCTTTATCGCAACCTAAAGGTGCAAGAGTTCTTACCAACGAGATGTATAAGAAACAATCTGATAGGATTAAGGCGGTTAATGCTGCTAAAGAATGGGTTAAGACTGCCCGCACTCCCAAACTTATTAAGTTCTTTAAATCATTGCCCGGTGCATTCTTTGCCATGAAGACATTTGGACATGGTACAGTAGGTATGGTTACTCACGCAGGGGCAAATATGTTTAAGCCTACTCAGTGGGGTACATATTGGCCTAATTTTATGAGGCAGTTTAAGTATGCCTTTGGATCAGAGGTCGAATATCATAAGGCAATGGAGAATTTAGTTAATGATCCTGATTATATAATGTGGCAGCGTGCTGGATTAGCTGTTGATCCGTATAAAGTAACGGATGACTACCAAACCTTTAAAAAATATTTTGGTAGAATAAGTGATATTGGAGATAGGGGATTTAATGCTTTAAAAGTATATCGCTTAGATTTGGCTAAATCTATTTATGAACCACTATCTGAAATAGAAAAATCTGATTCAAATACTATAAAAGAAATTGCCAAACTTGTAAATCATTCTACCGGATCAAGTAATGTTATCGTTCCAAAAGCACTTAATGTAGCCTTCTTTGCTCCACGATTAGAAGCCGCAAGATGGCAAAAGTTAATAGTACAACCAGCTAATGCTATAAAGACATTTTCTAATTGGGCAAAAGCTACTCCAGCCGATAGGGCTGCTGCAAAAATAGTTGCAAGGAGAGCGGGAGAAACAATAGGGACAATGGTTGCATTGCTTGCTGCTAATCAAGGATTGTTATCTGCAAGTGGATCCAAACAAAAAATAAACTTTACTAATCCACAAGAACAAGATTGGTTTAAATTTAAAGTTGGCAACAGGACTCTTGATGCTTCTGGAGGTATGATTTCTACTGTTAAATTCATTTATAAATTATTGAATGCTTCGCTTGAATCGCAAAAGAGTTTACATGGCAAACAAAGAAAAGATTTGATATTCTCTGCGTTAGGTAATTATGGTAGAGGTAAATTATCTCCATTTGCTGCTACCGCTTTTGATTTTGCTACACATACTAATTTTAATAGAGATGTTCTTCCTCCTTTTAAGGATAAGCCCGGAAAGGGAGCAAAACATCTTACTTGGAGAGAATATTTATTACAAGAACAAACTCCTATACCAATAGCAGAGGCAATAAAATCTGTAAATACTTCAATGAAGGAGAGGGGAATGACGCAGGCGCAAATAGACGATATAATGGGCGGTATATTGGATGGAGTTATTTCTGGAGGTACTGGAATACATGTTGGAGAAAGTCCAAAAAAAAGATAGGTAATAATTAAATATTTTTCATACTTTTGTAACGATGAGCCTGATATACAAAATAGAAGCGTGTCCCAATAATAATTGTCAACTGATAAATATTTTTGACGTTACTGGAATTTATAATGCTATCTCAAATCCTTCTGGTTGGGGCGCACCCAATCCAGCAATATCAGATGCTACATCAAGCACATTGTCTGTAATGTATCCGGGATCAGTTATACCAACAGTAATAAATACGTTTCCTACACTACCAAATATAACTAATACTCCTTTTGTTATTTCAAATACTAATTTAACATTAGCAGCTCTTATAGATGGTAAGTATGAATTTATATCTCATGTAGTTGCTTCGGGTGTGGATTATTACAGTAATACAACTATATATGTCCTTTGTGGTGTTGAATGTTGTGTAAGGAAATTGCTTGCAGGAATTTCAACAGACAGAGATTGTTGCATGGATGATGCAAAAGTAGAAGCAGCATTGCTTGCTCAAACATTACTTGATGGATTAAAGGCTTCCGCTGAGTGCGGGGACTTTGCAAACGCAGATTTAATTCTTGCTGAATTGCAAAAGATATGTGCCGGAACCGATTGCGGCTGTAATTAATTAACTAAGTAAGTCTGGCGACTGAACGGCACTTTCCTGAATAATTTTATTGATAATTAATTTTATTAACCCATGTGTGTTAATTGTGGTTGTGATAATTGTGGTTGTGGTGCAATAGATATTCCTGTTGGCCCAATCGGTCCAGTTGGTCCTGCTGGTCCGCAAGGTCCTATTGGCCCAACTGGTGCAACAGGAGCTCCCGGTACTAATGGTACTAATGGCATTAACGGGCTAAACGCCTTCACAAAAAATACACTAACATTTATACAACCAGCTACGGGAGTTCCGGTAGTTGTTACTGTCGATATTGTCAATCCTGACTTTATAGGTTGGATTACTCCTAATCAAATCATATATATACAGAATGCAGGATACTTTATAGTAAGTGCAGTAGGTGTAAATACTATTACTGTATCTTATACCTCAGCTTATGCTACATATAATCAATCATTAAATGCAGTAGGTAATGTAATACCTACCAATTCACTCATATTTTCTACGGGCATACAAGGTGTGGCAGGGCCAACAGGACCAACTGGTCCAACAGGAGCTACAGGAGCTCCCGGAGCTACTGGAGCTACTGGTCCACAAGGTCCAGCAGGAGCAAATGGCACACCCGGAGCCCCCGGACCAGCATTTTCAGCAGAAACAGATTATAATGGATTTTAAAATATAAAACTATGGCAAAGAACACGATACAATATTATACACAGGCAGGCAGAACTATTTCCTTTAATGGTGCTTCTGGTACATATCCGGCAGGGGCCAATGGGACTAAAATTTTAGCCGTTAAAGTTTTATCTGTATCTGGGGCCACAGATCTCTTTGTTTTAATTAATGGGAACGAAATTTTTCAAGCTAATCCGCCTGTAGTTGGTAATGATGTTCTTAGTAATATGCCTCAGAAAGCAGGAGGAAGTAAATATGCTAATATGGAAACAGGTCAATCATTAACATTTTCTGCTATTGGAGGAACTGTTAATTTAATGGTTTATGGTGAAGATTATTAAAAATAATTAATTATGAGTTGCCCTACATGTGGTTCTATATTAATACCTATTGGCCCGGTGGGTCCACAAGGCCCTATTGGGCCTACTAATCCATCTGTTGTGGACAACAAACTTGTTCCTGCTTTTACTATTGCAAATACTTTATTAACAGTTCTTCAAACTATAACAATACCAGCCAATACATTAACTACTAATGGAAGTAAATTTATAGCAAGGACTGTTTTTAGATTTGCAAATAATGGAAATGCAAAACAAGCAGGAATAAGAATAGCAGGAGTAACATCTTCTATGTTATCATTTACTAATAATGGCCCATTTGTAATGGATTTAGAAGTAAATAGAGTTGGATCATTGTTAGCTTCTGCATGTTCTATACGATATGCAGATACAGTTATAGGTCCCAATTTTTATGGTTCTTCTTTAGCTGTTGATTTTACAAATCCAATTATAGTAGATGCAATTGCTCAAAATGGAGTTGCTTCTGCAAATGATATTGAATGCGATAAATTAGACGTTGTTAAATATTTAAAATGAGTTTAATACAAATATCGAATAGTCAACTCAATGGTTTTATAGCCATTGCTACTTGTGCATACGGCAAAGAAGTAGGTAAGTTGGCTGCATATATGAAGTATGGAGATAAAGCAGAAGATTGCCAGTTTGAGAAGTTTGCTATGATAGGTCCTATGATAGATGCTATAAATTATATAGTACCAGAAGTAAGGGCACATATTTATCTATCTGTTCCAAATAATCCTGCACTTGTTATAATAAGTGTATCAGTAGCAGGATATGGAGTAATAGGAACATCTACTTGGCAAGGTAATGTAAATGATACTGCAACTAATTTGGTTAATCAAATTAATTTAGGAGGTGTATTTCATGCGTATTCTGTAAATGAATTTGTTATTGTACAAGCCCCCATTGGAGCAGGCGCAACCTTTAATGGAATAATTGCCACAGTAAGTACTACAATAGGTTTTATAACTGTTGGAGCAACACAACCGTTTATTAATGGATTTACGGCTACTACATGGTGCAATACATACGATGAAGTATTTAGTATGATGGAATTTATAAGTAAACGCCTAGGATTTTGTTATGATTTGAATCAAACACCAACACTTAATTAAGAACTAAAAAAAATAAAAATATGAGTTTAAATATAATATTAAGTTCGATTCAGCTAAGATTTAGAAATCAATCTCAGGCTGCTAAACTTGCAGATTTTAATCCAATTATTGATGATTTAATGGCTATTGATGCAGCAGCCGGACTTCCGGGTGGAGGAATAACATCTCTAAACGGGTTGATTGCCAATAGTCAAACTTTTGCTGTTGGATCGGCAGGGGTTGATTTTGGTATTTCCTCTGTTGGTAGTACTCATACGTTTAATATTCCAACCGCATCGGCAGTTAATAGAGGACTTTTAAGCGCAGCCGACTGGACGACCTTTAATAGTAAAGGTAATGGTACTGTAACTTCTGTATCTGGAACTGTTAATAGAATAACATCAACAGGAGGCGCAACTCCTGTAATAGATATTTCAGCCGCTTATGTTGGTCAATCAAGTATTACTACATTAGGAATTATAACTACCGGAACATGGAACGCAACAGCTATTGGGGCTATATATGGAGGTACTGGACTAACATCATATACAACAGGAGATACATTATATGCGAGTGCACCAAATGTATTAAGCACATTGCCAATAGGAACTACAGGTCAGGTTTTAACAGTAATTGGAGGTATACCTACTTGGGCTACAAATCCGGGTACTACTGATTGGTCTTTAACAGGCAATACAGGACTTACTGATGGAGTTAATAATATTTTTGGAACTACTGATGGTGGCGGTGCACCTATAAGATTTGTGGTTGCAGGCAATACTGCTGGAGTTGTAAATTCAAATGGAAGTACAGCTTTAGGTTATGATGGATTTAACCCATCAGGAACTGGTACATTAAATACTTCATTTGGTGCGGCTGCTTTAGCTAATTTTTCATCAGGCTTTAATAACGTAGCCATAGGATGGCAATCTGGACAGGCATTAACTACAGGTGGTAATAATACCCTAATAGGTAAATCTACTCAACTAGATGTAAATTCAAGAAATTTTGCTATAGTTATAGGGTCTGGAGTAACATCTGTTGTTCCTGTTTCAGGAGCTACAGATCATACCGTTACTATAGGTGATTCTTCTAATGTACATTTTGCTTTTTGGGGTGCTTTGGCTCCCAATAATTTAACAGGAACGATTGGGCAGATATTAACATCTCAAGGAGCAGGAACTTCACCTATATGGGCTACTCCATCTTCTACTGGTTGGTTATTAACAGGTAATGCCACAGGAAATGATACTTCTTTTTTAGGTACTACTGATAATCATGATGTATCATTTCAAACTAATTCTATTGAAAGAGCAAGAATATTAAAATCAGGGGAAATTGGAATTGGTGTTGCTCCTGTTGTAAATACCGCCTTAACTGTACAAGGTACTGGTGTTACCACTTCAAGTCGTATGTTTCAAGCTCAAGATAGTTCTTCATTATTGTATTTTTATATTGATGATGGAGGAACTGTTAGCTCTACATTGGGATATTGGATTGGTCCTAATTTATCATTAAAAAATAATGGTGATGCAACAAATATCTATGTGGGAGCTGCTGCTGGTGGTAATAATTTAACAAATGCAAAACTGGTTGCTGTAGGAAGAGATGCTTTCGTTAATACTGTAGGTGCTATATATGGAGTTGCTATAGGTTTTCAAGCTGGAGAGGGAGTTATAGATGCTCCTTATTTAGTAGCAGTTGGAGCATTGGCAATGCAATCATTAAATGCAGGTCCCGGTCAAAATGTTGCAGTGGGATATGCCGCAATGAATAATGCAACTTCTTCTACGGGCGTAGTCGTGGTTGGATTTGGTGCTGGCGATACAATATCTACTGGATCAAGACTTACTATATTAGGTGCCAATGCAGATGTATCAGGTGGAGCATTCCATGATTCAATTGCATTAGGACAAGGAGCAATAGTAACAGCAAGTAATCAATTAATGATTGGTTCTACTGGATCTGTAATATCTGAGGCTTATATAGGAACAAGTTTCGCAACTCCTAATGCTAAATTATTTATTGGAACAGCAAGATTGACTACAATACAAACCGGAAACGCCGGATTGGTAACAGGTGATTTATATGTTGATTCCGCTGCTAATATTTTAGCTAATGGAGATCAAGTAGTAGGAAGAAAAGTATAAACAATATAAAAAATAAATAACATGATAACTTACCAATTAAAACACACGAATCCAGCACAAGTAAAATTAAATAATGATGGTAGTGCTACAATAACGCAGGGATTCACTACTGGCGTTGTTGGAACTCCAGATAGCTATGGTATGGTAGCTGGAGATACTTTAATTATTCCAATAGCTAATTATGCTAATAAAACAGTTTCACAAGTAAATACAGAGGTTATTACTGCTGTAACTGCATTTATAGCATCTAAATATCCAAGTACATAATAATAATTAAATACTAAACAATATGTCATTCATAGATCCAACAAATCAAGGAATACAGGTTTTTATAGCCTACCTAGATAGTCTGTCTCTTCCAGATGGAAGTAATCCGGGGACAAGAGTATTAAAGTCAGCGGCAGTAGTTTCTGTTCCGGCTTCAGTTAAAATAGAAGACACAGCGGGTAATCCATTAACTTCTACAGCTGGTTCTCTCAATGTAAATATTACAGGTGGAACTGGTGATGTAGTGAGTATTAATCAAACAACTCCGGGAGTAACCAATGGAGTAGTGGTTAATTCTTCTGCTCTACCAACCGGAGCTTCGACATCTGCACTACAAACATCTGGAAATTCTTCTCTTACTTCCATTGCGGCAGGAACACCAACTTCATTGGGACAAAAGACAATGGCAAATTCCATGTCTGTTGTTATTGCTTCGGATCAGAGTGTTGTTCCAGTATCATTACCAACAGGAGTAAATACATATACTTCATCAAATGCAACCGTAAGTGGTTCTGTGGGTGCAGGCGCAAAATCTGTTGGAGCTTTATTTTCTTCTGATTTTATTGGTTCTTTTAATGGAGCAACGAGGGTAGCTGGATCATCTGCAAGTGTTTCAGCAGATCAGGGTAAAACATTGCCTGCTATTCCATATACTATAGCAGCAGGATCAATAATACTTGATGTAATATCTTAAAATATGAGCG